ATACCATATCTGGTGTAGGGAATTTTGATCCGGTTTTCTCTATTTGATCATTACTTTTTTCTGCTGCATAATAATCATTAATACTTCCGTGTATTATGTGATCATAAGTTCCACCTAACGCTTTCACAAAAGTAGTCATTCCACTAGCAAGTAGACAAGTTTGAGCCAAATCATAAGGATTTCTTAATTTGGGATTACTAAGAACCGAAACTATTCCTGAAACTCCTGCTGACTCAAAATCATGTTGTCCACCCAAACCTTTAATAATTTCATCTATTACTTTTATGTCATCTCCGGGTTTTGCGTCTGGATTCGATACTCTTGCTAATAAATCTTCACCATCTACAAATACTCCTAAACATTGGGCAGTTTCAATAGTTTTTGCATTCCAATTAATTCCGCCACCATCAGTTCTTTTGATAAATTTTTGTGATACTCCATCTCTTGATCCAGTAACATGATAAACTGTATTATCTAATTCTATCCATGCTTCGACTGATGCTGTGCCACCTAACTCAACCTCTATTGCACCATCAGTTTTTGCTACTTTAGTCAATAAACTATTAGCCTTAACAGGCATTCCTTTATCATTGAGAGTATCTATATGACTACCAGAGGGTGAAAATTGTGTACCTACAGGATATTTTGTATCATAGATACTCATTTCATTAAGGATTTCTTCTATTAATGACTGAGTTTGACATCCTTTAAATGTCATCCTATCTTTACTATTATATAAACTCCTTCTTTTACTTGTAGTCATGCCAGCACGTTTTGCTGCTCGTTGTATCGGTGTATCTTTAAGTTTTTTCTTTGTAGTACTCCAATGTTTTGGCTCAGGCTTACACATTTTTGCGTGTCTGTCACGTAAAACTTTAGACCTTAACTGAGTTATGTCTACTGCACATATATCTTCACCCTTTTCGGTAATAAGTGCTAAATCATGAGCAAGTTTCTCTGATTTAGAGGCATCATATAAATCTGCAGTAATTTGTTTAAAACGTTTCATTTTCTCCTAGCATTAAAATACACTTTACTGATATATTTATAATAACAAGTCATCCAACTTGTGGCTCTGGGGGATCTGGGGGTCTATTATTTTCAACAGCTTTTAGAAAAACATCTTTATGTAGTAAATGCCAACCTTCACAAGTCTCTTCTTCGACAATATCTGCAAAGAAATTCCCATATTGGTCTTCCATTATATAAACTGCTTCTCCGAAATGTATACTTTGATCTGTAATAAACAATACGTGGATCATTATCCCCATGTCAGGGTAAATGTAGTATTGATCTGGCACAAATGTCTTGAGGTTGGAAATAGGTTTTGCGTCTACCTTATGTTTTTCCTTTCTATATTCATCTAAATCTACTATATTATCATCACTCAAAATTTAAACTCCCCAAAATCTTTTTTACTCTTCATCCTACCACCAGTAGATGCATCAAATAGTGGAACATCTTCTTTTTCTTCTTTTCCTCCAGTATCAACTAATCCCTTTTGTGATTCTTCCCCTAAATCGGAAAGTCTCATCTTTGCTCTATCTACTCCCACTAAAAATTTCTTATTTGTGGTAGGATCACTATATCGATTTTTTAACTGTTTGATTAATATTTGTCCCGCTTCTTCCAAGTTTTCATTACTAATAATCGCAAACATAAAATCTGCTGTTGCAGGAAGTCCGAAACTTTCACTTGTATCTTCAAGACCCACATCTGTATTTTGAAATCCTTGTCTATTGGTTTGAGTGGCCGATAAAATTGGAACATCAAACTCTACTGCCAATCCCCTAAGTTCTTCGGCAATAGATTTCACATAACTATAAGAATTTACATATTGTCCTGGTCTAATTCGTGAAGAAGAACATATATTGATATAATCGACTAGAATCATATCAGCTTTAAAATTTCTCTTAAGATTTAATTCATTCAATAATGCCCTAAAATGATTTGTATTCGCTGCAGCAGTAGGATATTCTTTAACGATTAATCTACCTTTAACTGTATTCTTGAGATCATTAATTTTCTTCTCATACATTTTTTTGGGTAAACTAATCAAATCATCTAATCTAATGTTCATTAAATTTGCATCAATACGTTCTGCTATACGTTCTTCTGCCATCTCCAATGTAATATACAAAACATTATTACCTTGAGATAATGCATTAGCTGCTACATGACACATAAATAATGATTTACCAACACCTGTTCCGGCAAGAGCTACATTTAAAGTTTTAGAAGAGAGTCCACCTTGAGTTATCTTGTTGAAGTAGTCAAGATCAAAAGGAATCTTTTTTTCAACCTTGTGATAAAAATCATAACGATCATCAGAATCCAAAAGATAGTCATGGCCGACATGAGGATCAAAACTAACAGAAAGAGCATCGGTAAGCAACTCAGGAATAGCACCTTTGTCAGCGTTAGATTTTTCGGGTTCATCCAATATTTTAATTGAGTTGACAACGGCGTTGTAGATTGCTTTGTCTTGGCAAAACTTTTCTGTTGTCTCCAACAACCATACCAAGTCCGATTTCTCATCTTCTTGACCCTCTATATAAGTTAATAATTCTGTTACATTAGAAAATTCTTCTTCCTTCAATGATGAAGAATCTAATTCAATTACTAATGCTTCTTTAGTAGGTAAATTATTATATTTCTCAATAAATTTATTAATTTCTGTATATAATATTTTATCTGTATGTTCCATAAAATATTCTTTATTAAGAAAGGGTATAACTTTCCTAGAATATTCTTCATTATGAATTAGATTTTTAAGTATTATTGTTTCTATCCTCTGCTGCATGTTTTTCCATTTGTCGTTGTAAGATTTCTATAACCCATTCCCCTAATCGTTTTTCAAATTCTTGACCATCCTTATCGGTAATTTCATATCCCAAATCATGTGGCGGCACTTCAATATCATATTCATATTGACATGCAATATCATTTCCACCTAGTTCTTGTTCTACCAATTTAAATGAAGTGTATCTAATCACTGCTCCATCAAATGGTGATGCGTCTTGTACTACTATACACAAAGATTTATCATTTGGATCATTTGGATTAGTACATTCTTTATAAAGTGCCCCACCTGTTTCAAAATAAGGATCATTTAATACTGTCCTTAAATCTGTATCAGTTTCGTTAGTACCTTTAAAAAAAGGATCTTTAGTTGGTTTCGTTGACTGGGACTGTCTCATCCTCAGTTTCGTTTCTTTCTTCACTTTTTCCACCATAGAGAAATACTGTTTTTGCATAATCATTTAATTTATCAAGAATTTCCTTTGTAAAATATTTTTCAGGCTCATTCAGTATTGCCTTTCCAAAAATTTTACCACCATCCGGCATCTCATATCTTGTAGAAACCTTTTTAAAAATCCCCGCTTCTTCTGCTAATTCAAGTAACCCATAATATCTATTCAAACCTTGATCATACCTCAAGAGAACATCTACCTTTTTATTTTCTTTCGTTAATCTAGATTTAAAATTCTTACAATGTATTACATTACCAACAACATCTGTGCCCTCTTTTTCTTTTCTCTTGGAAAGGAAAATAATTGTAGATGCTGCATACTGTAGTCCACTACCACCACCCATCACATCTTGTGGAAACATAGTTCCAACTTGTTTGTATGTATGATTGGTTACTAATAATGGAATTCCTGCTTTACCTAATTTCAATGTCAAGACCCTGAAACACCCTTTAACAAGTTGTGCCCGTGTCATATCTTTAGTCTCCTTACCTTCTGTAATATCACCAACTTCTTTTGTTGTTGATAACATTCCAAGTGAATCGAGACACATCATTATCGGTTTATCTTCTGTATGATTTTCTACTATTTTAACTGCTTGGTGAGTAAATTCTTGTATAGTAGTTACGGGGAGAATTATCATTCGTTTTGAATCGATTCCCCTACTCTCAATCATGTCTTTAGTGAGTGCAGACTCAGACTCAAAATACAAAACGCCGCCGCTAGGATTATCTGAAAGAAACTGTTTGACCATACCAAGAGCGAAAAATGTTTTACCCGTTGCAGTTTCTCCTGCCAGAGCTGTAATTTTGTTTGATGGGATTCCTCCATAAATGTCTCCTGAAACTAATGCATTTAAAATATAACTTCCTGTATCTACATGACCAGTAACATCACCAGCTTCAACCCCATCTGAAACTTTTGTTGCGAATTCATTACCTGTCACTTTTACTAAATTATCTAAATAATCACTCATTATCTTTCCTTAATCTAAGTTCTGTTTTAACTGCTCTAATTTCTTGATTTATATCTACTCGTTCAGAATATGTTTCCACACGATCTCTTTGAAATTTTAAATCTGATAATAAAAGTAGCAAATCTTCTGTGAGCCAACCACCAAAATCATCTGTAATCATCTTTTATCTCAATTATATGGTTTCCATCTTCTTGCATTCTTTGTGCAAAAGCCTTTGCTTCTGATTGAGTTTCAAAAGTCATATAACTAATTGAATCTGGATCTATATCTATTGAATAATTTAATTGTTTTGACATTTGAGCATGTGACCCTGAATTTTCTTTTCTTAATTGTTTTGTAGTCTTCTTTGCATATCTTACCATTACACTTCCTGCCATGTATACCCCCTATTATACACTATATAAAAAAATTGTCAAGACTTGACTTTCTCTCTGTTTCCCACCCAATTACATCTAATACACCTTTTAATGGTTCGATAAATGCTTTCTCAAATTGGGTATCATAATCTATATATTTCTCTAATTCAAATTCTTTTGGTAAACTATTTAATACAGAAATTACTTTATCACCTGCTGGATTTGGATCTTTGAGATAAGTGAACTTAACCTTTTCACCCTCTTGTATAACAGGATATCTTCTAGTTAATTTCTTAGTCCTCAACATGTGATTATAAATTAAACTTCCCTTAACATGAATTGGAGTTGATTTTTTATAAATTGTTGCTGAATCTTTATATTTTTTTAATCCATTAACAGATCTTGGAAATGCTACAGCTTCCATATTCAAACCAAAAAACTTCTCTTTAAACTTTTCAATATAACCAATAACATCATCTTCTGTGCCTGAAATAATAATATTGAAAATCTCTCTAAGTGATTGTCTACATGCTTCTGGTGTTGAACTTTTAATTGCTTCAATACCCACAATCTTTAATTTTGGTTCTTCATATCGAACACCCTCAGAATCGTGAACGTTCAGAATATAATGTTTCTTTGCTGTCCAAATTCCTGTATCAGCAATGACCTCACGTTTCATGACCATCTTTTGTTGATAGGCGTTCATGTACTCCGCTAATTCAGTATAACATTTTTCAATTACTTCTTCGATTCTTCCACAGGCCTTGTCCAAGAATCCAATGATTTTTTCCTTATCGGTAATACCAATTCTAGAAACAAGATCATCAAGACGAACATATAAAGAATCAGTATCCATAGCAACAATATAGTCAACATCTTGTGTACCTAATGTTTTGTTTAAATAATTGTTTACTGCATTCTCGGCCCATTGAATTGATAACTGACCTGCTGCAGTAACTGCTTCTGCATTACGTTCATCATAATAACGAAACCATTGATTACCCATTGCTCCATAGGCGGAGTTTAATGCAATCTTTAAATTTTGTTGATAGTTGTAATATTGTGATAATTTATTTGGATCAGAGTTTCTTCCCTTTTTCTGTTCATCTAACATTTTCTTTTTATATTTCACCCTATCATTGTACATACTTTCCATTAATTGGGGAAGAAACCCTTGCTTATCTCTACGATAAACAGATCCATTCGGTGTAACTGTTATATCTTTTTGTTTCCAAACTGATGTATCAAATTCTTTATCGATTAAACCTTCTACTCCTATTTCATCTTTCCATTGTCCTAAGATGGTTTCAGGAGAAATATTATATTGCATAATCAAATGTGGATATAGACTGTTTAAATCAAAACTCACAATCCATTCATGTCTACCACATTGTGGTGCTTTAACATAAGCACCCTCATACATATCACCTTTACTATGTTTAGTCTTTTGAGGAATTACAATTTTCTCTCTCAAAAGATGATTGTAAATAATACAATCCCACATTCTAGTCTGTGCAAATACATCTGTGAGATTACACTTCGACAGATATGCCAGAGAAATAATCAATTCTAAAAGTTTTAATTTATCTTCAAGGCGACTAACCAATAATGTATCTTGAATATTGTATTCAATGAACTTTTGAAAATCTTTCTTGTACAATTCATGGAGTGTTGCTACTTCAGAAAAGTCTAGTTTAGTTTGACCCAATTCTACATAAGCAATATGATCTAATCTATATGACTCTTGATTAGTATAAGTAAACTTCTTGTAGGCATCCAAGTAATCAATTTCAGACACACCATAGATTTCATAAGTCTGAACTTCACGACCACCCATACCAAAGATTTTTTGTTCTTTAACAAATCCCCACGGTGAAAGTTTCTTGACCCACGTTTCATTTAAGATATTACGAATTCTGTTAATAAGATATGGAGTATCAAATGTTTTTGTGTTCCAACCAGAAATTACATGAGGACAATTCTTCTGCCAATACATGACAAATTCTTCTAATAATTGTCGTTCATCAAAACATCTATTATATGTAATATCCTCTTTATCATTCTTAAATTCATTACAACCCCAAACTTGAATATCATCACCCATCTTTGTAGTAATGGCAACTACTTCTTCTGATGCGTTTTCAGGATCAGGAAATCCTTGTTCAGAAGCAACTTCAATATCTAGAAACATCATTTTAAGATGTTCTAAATTGTAATCAATATTTTCTGGATATGTTTCAGCAATAAAAGAATAATTATAATTTGTATGGCCGTAGATTTTCATGTTATCTACACCTTCATACTTTTTTACTGATTCGCGGGTTTCTTTAATAGATCCCCATTGAACAGGGGCTACTGGCTCATCTTCAAGTGTTCGCCATTTAGTTTCAGTTGTGGTAGGAATATATAAGGTAGGTTTAAATTCATGTCTTTCTTCAAAAGGTAATCCATTTTCTATTCCCCTTTCGAAAATATAATTACCTAGACATACTACGTTAGTATAAAATTTTGACATTTAGTTTTTGGGATACCAGTTTGTTCGCGTTTCTTTATCATAATCACTATTAATTTCATCTAACCTATTATAACACAGTTTTATGTGTTTGTCAACCCATGAGCGACCCATGAACGCGCCCACCGTGAAAAGTATTTGAAGATAAAATTTAATGTAAAATTCGATTAAACAACAAACCCGTTTTTGTAAACTGTCTTTCCATTTTGTACTAATGCTGTAGTTATCTTCTTTCGATTTTGACCATTTTTTTTGTATGAACAATGTATCCACCCCGAATTAGGTTCACCTTTTTTATAAAACTCTAATATGATTTGATCCCATACTAGATTTTCTGTTATCCATTTTGCTACTGTTGGATTAGGAGTACCTAATTG